TCGTCAACTTCCAAATTGGCCCTCATTGCTGCAACAAAATTGTTGATTTGATTATTGAGTCCTCTATTCTTCATTGGATCAGCTTTGATAAGCGCATCAACTTCTTCTCTCAATGCTTTTTGGCGAGCAGCAACTGCTGCATCTTTGTCTTTGCCTCTGCCTCTCAACTCCACTTGAGTGAACATTGCAGCCATTTTATAAAACTGCATTTGCGTAAAATCTTGAAAAGGATCATCATGACATTGAGCGCAACCAATGTCTGTTGCCATGAATACTTTGCCTGTGGCAATGAGATTGTCCAGGGGCATTCCCAAGTCTCTGTAGAAATAACCAGTGGCTGGATTGTCATAATAAGATCCAGTTGAAGTCAACAAGTCACTAACAAACTTGTTGTAAGGCTTGTTGGATGCAATTGAATCTTTGATGTAATCAATGTAGGGGCCTCCAGAGAAATTGTTGATGCTGGTGAGACGATCTCTCAAGCGCAAAGATTCAGACCAAAAATTAAACATGTGAGACACATGGCCGGGATGCTTCATTAAGAATGCTATCACCTGCTGACGTCTTGTTTCCACAGGTGCTTTGCTGTAAAGTTCATACTCTTCGTATGTGGGAGATCTGCCTATGATTGAGAGGTATGCGCGGCGTATGAATGCATCTTCATCAACAATGTCATTGAGTTTAACATTAATAGCTGTTGATTGCTTTTGAATTATTCCATCGATTTTATCGCTAAACTCATTGAGTTGTGCAATGGGAGCACTAAAAAGAGCAGTGCAGAATAACAGTATACAAGCAAGTATATTTTTCATATCAATTGAATCTGCATTATATTTAGGCAAGTTCAACATTTTTTATAAAAAATAATGTCTAGCCCTAAATAATTGCATGCCCGCTCCAACAACAAACAACGGAACAACATACTACAATGTAAATGAATGCAAATCATTTGCATTATCTCTTGCAACTACATTATCATCATTTCCTAGTCAAGTTTGTTCAGAAGTGATTGTAAAAAATACAACTGGTCAAGGCATCCTGGTATATGATCAGAATAATTTTGATAATGCCAATGCATTTGCTTTGTCAGCAAATGATGAATTTACTTTTCGCGGAATAACCAACAGCAATCAAGTGAGTGCCAAGACTACTGCAGGCACCGGCAATGTTAGCATAAGAGCACAATTCTTCTCTTTTGCCATTCAAAGACCTTGATTAGGCTAAAATGTCCTTGATGATGGAAGCATCATAAGTAATCTGCACTGGGCGCAAATCTTGTGTCATGAGTTTTTTCTCTGTATCAATGCCCATGAGACTGAACATTGTTGTGGCAAGATCTCCTGGAGATACTGGATCTGAATCTGGTTCTGAAGCCAGTGCATCACTGCTTCCATGCACATATCCAGCTTTTGTACCGCCACCTGCTACAACTGTGCTAAACACACGAGGCCAGTGATCTCGGCCATTTGTACTGTTAATTTTGGGGGTGCGGCCAAATTCTGATGTCACCATCACAAGAGTAGATTCCAACAAACCACGCTGCTTCAAATCTGTGATGAGAGCTGCAAATGCTTTGTCAAAATTGACCATGTTTTGAATGTATGCTTCTTTTAAATTGGAGTGATGATCCCAACCGCCATAAGATACTGTAACCATTCTTACACCAGATTCAATTAATCTGCGTGCCAACAGCAAGCGCTGACCAGCCGCATTTTTACCATAAAATTCTCTTACAGGCTCTGGTTCATTCTTGAGCAAGAATGCTTCACGTGCTTTTTGTGAGGTGACCATGCTGTATGCATCTTTATAAAATGTATCCATGGCTTTGACTGCATCAACACCTTTTTCTTTCTCAAAAAAGTGATTGTCAACTGCATCCAGCAGTGACCTGCGGCGATCAAAGCTTTGCTGAGATACATCTGCAGAAGGTGAGAGATCTTTGACTGTGAAGCTTGGATCTTCTGGATTGCTACCAATGGCAAATGCACCATATTTTGTTGACAAATATCCTGTGCCATTTTCTGGTGCAAACTGATTAGGAATCAGCACATATGCTGGCAAATTATTTTGACTGCCAAGTTCGTGATTTATAACACTTCCAAAAGAAGGATACTGCAAAGCAGGGCTTGGTCTGTATCCAGTGAGCATGTTGTGTGTGCCACGCTCATGTGCAGCTTCACCATGTGTCATGGAACGTATGATGGTGAGATTATTGCTAATTTGTGCGGTGCGTGCAAGCAACTCACCAAAAAATACTCCATCAATCTTTGTTTTTATTCCATTGAACGGGCCGCGATATTCAGGAGAGCCATTCATTTTGTAATCCCATGAATCTTGATGACTCATGCCACCTGGCAAGTAAATCTGAATAACTGCTTTTGCTTTTGCTTGCTTCTCTTGCTGCTGAGCTTTTAGTAGCTGAGCAAGAGATACACTGCCTGCACCACCAATGCGAATAAAATCACGTCTGTTCATATTGCTATTATTGTGTATTGATTGAATAAATCAACTTAATTTGATCTGTTGTCGTTGAAAAACTTGATGGGATTTTTAGCAAATCTTGCAGCAATTTTAATGAGACCATTTACAATCTCTGGACTAACAACACCAACAACGCCATAACTAATTGCTTTTGTTAAACTTGAAATTTCTGTTTGCTCCAAAACAAACCAGGCAATTCCAGAACAAAGCATTGCGGCAAACATTTTTTTAACAATGTCAATGATAGAGTGTTTGGTACCACTGTAGATTATTCGAGCAGCCATTCCAGCAGCACCCACCACTAGAATAATCCAGCCACCATTAATAAACTCTAATATGATGTTCTTTTTGTCCTCCATGTTAATCATAGATATTTAGTTTAAAAATTGCCTATAAAAACACTAGTCATTAAATTTCTCTCTTTCGAGATAAAATTGTTTATATTTTGCTGATTCTCCAGATGATAATGCATTTAAATCACGTATTTCAGCATGCATAATGTGACCATAATCTGAAGAATGCGGCAAATCCATGACATGTCCAAACTCATGGATTGCAGCAGACACAAGGTTTTCACCAATTCCTAAAATTCTTCTCCAACCTTTTCCTTTGTGCCATTTTGTTCTAATATCAAATTCTATCTCCCAAGATCCCTTTTTATTGCGGCATTCTGCTACGCGGTGCGGATATTTAACTTTGTCAATGGCATTGCCGAAAAACAATCGTACTTGCAAATCACCTGCACCATTCTCAAAAGATACCAAATTTTGCATGGTTTTGTTCCATTCATTGGCTGCCTTGTATAAAATTTCAGAAATTTCATCATGGCTTATGTTGTGAGGCTTCATGAGCGGCAGATACATCCAATGTACGGTTGTCATGCATATATTTATCCTGATGCAGATGCAAATGTTGTTATGTATTCATTTGAAGTTTCAAATGCATTGCAGTTTTCAACTGAGTAAATGTTTTCATCTATCAAATAGCCAGGATTGCTTTTGATGCGATTCTTAGTCCATGCTTTGTCATACCAAATGATTCTGTTGTTGGGGTAAGCAAAAAAGTTGCCTTCATCCATTTTAAAAACATGTGCACATTTGTGCTCTGGTGTTTCAGAAAAGTTTACATTGCAGCTGCCAGCTTTGTTTTCCCATGACCAATCAAGTGTAAACAAGTACTCACCTTGCAGTTTGCAATTGTTGGGTGCAATTAAATCTGCTCTCAATCCTGCAAGTCTTTGACGCACCTGGACATCAATGTAAGGTGAAAAGCAATCCCAATACATGCATTCATTGAGTTTGCGAATGGGTGCATCTTTTTTCCAGCAAAAAGCTGTGATGGGACGACGTGTCCAATTTACTCCATTTTCAATAAATGCTTCAAACAAAGGTGTACGCTTTTCAATTGAAGCAACACTATGCACATCACACAGCGTATATTCTGCATGACCTTTTGTAAAATTGTAGAGATATTCATTGCGGATAAAACAGGTTATTACTGGGATATTGTGGTTTAGATACATTCAGTGTAGAAAAATGGTACTCCAGGAGAGATTCGAACTCTCATCGGCGCGTTATCTACGACTTACCCCTTATAAGGAGGCTGCTTTAACCATTAAGCTACTGGAGCATTTAGAAAATGACTGAAGGTTTCAGCGACTCCTACAAACGCATTCTGTATTTTCTAGAACGCCTATTCGGCAACGGCATACAGAATTCATGGCCGAAATTGGTGGCCGGATCGATTCGTCGTTATGAAAGCTCAAAACTTACAGCTGCTTAACGTTTGCAGGGAGAGGTTTCTCTTGCCTTTTCAGACGCCGACCATTTTTAGAAATTAATGTGGGTGAGAGTAATGATTACTCACAAGCTATCTTCCACGCTGCGTTATTCGGTCACTATCCAATGAGTTAATTACTCTCACTGTTAACGATAGAGAGGAATGGTTACCTCCAAGACAATACAGCCATCAGTATATGATACGATTTGTTGTCTTCTTACGTCACTCAGAGTTGTACTCTCTGGTTATTTCAACCTTACACAGCATGGCTATTACAACCCGCTTAGCATCTTTTCAGATGTTACACGATGCATTATGGGCTGGCGACCCATTATTCTGCCACCACGAATTCAAAAAATTTCAAAGATCAAATGAGCTTTTTCGCTCTTGTGAATATACTTTAACGTCTTGATCTTGCTTATCAACTAAAAAAGATTATAAAATTGCACTTGGATCTAACACGACGAGTGATAAATTATCTTTTATATTAATCTCTCCCTCACCAATATTACGATAAGCAAGAACTTTATACCCCGCTTTGCGGGCTAACTCTATACCTGCAGCATTCTCTTCTTCAAAATATCCGCCTTTATCCTTTAAAATTTTTGGATACAGCTTGTCTAGACTTATAGTATATCTAAAAATATGCCAGTCATCTTGTTCTACCACTTCAAATCTAGTCTGAGCTTGAGCAAAAGTACCAAAATGTGATGCAAATCGTTGCTCATAGCCTTTATTTGAGCGAGCATCAAATACGCGTTTTTTTGACAAAACACCCTTAAAGGCATTTATCTGCGGCATAGTTCGTAATTTAGCAAATAATATATTGCCCGTTAAATTAGGTACACTTTTGTTTACAGCTTTATCGTGAAAGCGATTGAGTTCAACACTCCAATCATATTTTTCATACATCAAAGCTACAATGCTAGCAAGTTCTTGATTATGGAATGAAATATACATATAATTTAATATTTATGGAGGTCTCAAAGAGATTTGCACTCTTCTATCACGAATACCAATCGTGTGCATCGCTTTCTATGCTTTGAGACCAAATGTGCTCCTTGCGATTTTCAGGGTCACATGCACCGTCGCACATGGCTAGCTGTCGGGCGGAGCGATAGCTCGTTATGGTAGGGAGTGAAGGTAACGCTCCTTCTTCTCTGGCGTGTCGAGCCAGTGTATTGCTTCTATACTAACTCCCCATTTGTTGTAATTGTTTGTTTTGCATAAAGCGTATCATCCATAGTTACTTGCAATATGCGACTTGACATATCCTCATCTATCTCCTTTTGTATTTCAAGAGAAACATGTTCTGTCATTGTTAGCAACGGTATGTAAGGGGCGTATACTATTCCTTGCCAATCCTTAAATGCTTTTGTTACTGTTTTAGTAGGTGTTGTCGAAATTGGTAAGAGAGGAGCGACTAATGCTCCTAGTGCGCTTTTGAAGAATGATCGTCTGTCAACCATTGGCTTTGATGTTGAAATAATGATTTTTAGTCTTATCAGAAATGCCTGGATGTCTCATAAAGAAATCTACAACACTTTTAGGATCATATTTGCCTTTACCACCATACATATTTCGCATCATGCGCAAAATAGCAACTTTGGTGAGTCTGTCTACTTTTGGAGGTGTGGTCAATGTAGCAATGAATGGATATATCCATCCCCAACCATTGGCCCAAAACTCCATGCTTTCTGTTACTAGACCATTGAGTGTAATTTCTTTGATGCGCTGACCATCAACAATGGGCTTTATGTATGTGAGTTCTTCAGAAGAAAGACCCTTGGATCCTCTTTCTTGATAGTGCTCAAAAGCACTGCGCCACTTTTCTGGATCGTAATCTTTAATTTCCTGCATATTGATAAAAGCAGGATTTTGTTTGAAATTACACCAAAAGAGAAAGTGATTCCAAACTCGATCTTTGCGAATTTTTTTTCTGCGTTGTTTAAGATTCATAATATAAAATGGAGGTCATAGTCGGATTTGAACCAACAACCTGCTGATTACAAATCAGCTGCTCTACCAGTTGAGCTATATGACCATAAGGTCTAAAAGACTAAATAATTATATGAACCTTCTTGAATTAATCAACACATTTTCAGGAATAATCGCCCTTGCGGTTCTTTTCATTGCCATTGCGAAAATTTTCCAATAGCAGTGAATGCGATACTTATGAGCACTTTACTTTTAATTTTTGGTCTATTTGGCGTTGCTCTTGGTCTATACCTCATGGCAACAGACATGTGTTAACGTTGAATGCATTCATACAATGCAATCAAATTTTTATCATCTGCATCAATGAAATGATCAACAGCAAGCTTGTAGCCATGTTGCTCCGAACCACCTTCAGGTGCACCACCTAAATAATCAGCAGGTGAGTAATCAATGTTATTTTTTACTTGTAAATTTGCTTGTGAATTAGCCTTTTTTTGTTGGACTAGTTCTTTTTTTACAACTCTAATTGAATCTTTAATTACTCTATCAATAGAAGCTATTAATTCGTTGTCACCACGATACATTCCTTTGTCAGCCATATCCTTGGCAGAATACAAAATTTTATATTTGCTTGATTGCGGATTTATAGTATTGATGTCTCCATAATAGATATCTCCTGCAGGTATGTATTTAGGCTCTTTTAATGCATCCATTGCAATTTCAATAGGCTGCTGTACAAATTGGTCTATTGCATCTCTGTACCACTCGTCATCAGAATCATCAGAATCATCAGAATCATCAGAATCATCAGAACTACGAACTTGACGATCTCCAAAATCATCTAGACCAGGATACATGCTTCCCATTCTTTTGACTACATCTTCTGGCATCATGCCAAGCAATTCTTCTTGCATATAATCTGCAAATGCATCACCACCACCATTTGCATACGCAACTATCACTTTTGCCAAAGCATCATTTATTTTTAATCGGCCGGGCTGCTTTACAGCTTTTTGTGCTAATGCAGCTGCTTTTTCAGGCGATGTTAATTTAGAAAAAATATTTTTCCAAGCTGTTTCTGTAAATCTTTTTATATTAATTGATACACCCGCTAATCCATAACTATTATGAGAAAATCTTTCATCTTGTGCCAAAGATACTATGGGTTTAGCAAAAGATGAAACCATGGTGCCAATCATTTTTTTGAGAATATCTCTACGCGTATCTTGCATATGCTATTATTTATATCTGCGCTGTAAAAATATCGAGACAAACAACACGTGTGCATTCAAACACACCTGCCGACAACTGGAGTTCAACCTATAAACTTCGATGTTGCTTGTCTCAGTTAGATGTTAACTAAGGTTTCGAACTCTTGTTTGCATCTATTCCGGAATTTTTGAAACTTCTAAAAATTGTTTCGCAAGATGTTTATTTTCAAGCAATGATTTTGTAACAGCCATTATCCATTCACCATTAGCTGTTTCCCTAAAGCTTAATTCTTGCTTGCCTGGTGTATCAACTATGATAACTCTTTTAAGCGTGATGTTTTTGCTAGTTTCATCACTAAAATTAATTTTTAAGATTGCGTTTTCCTTTTTCATAAATCTTCTGCATGATGTACATTATATACATTGAACTCAAAAATGGTCCAATTGAATAATCTTAAGCTGATATCTGCTTTTGGACAATGATCACCATCATACCAATCAATGTCGCTTTTGAATTCAAACAATGACAAGCCATCATTCAATGATCGATGCTTGTGAAACATTGTAAATTCCCATGCATAGTCTTCGTTTATTTTGTTGTGTAATGTCATATATTTAGAATTGGGCTCTCTACTGAGAATCGAACTCAGTTAAGACGCCCCACAAACGTCGGCCTTACCAATAGGCTATAGAGAGCATTTAAAATGGTACCCTTGACAGGACTCGAACCTGCATCGGTACAGAGTAGAAATCTGTTGCCTGATCCATTAGACTACAAGGGCATTTAAAATTGGAGGCCATTATGGGAGTTGAACCCATCTACAGAGTTTTGCAGACTCCTGTCCACGCCAGCTGACTCAATGGCCTTTTAAAAATTGTTGGCACTCTACTGAGTAGCTAATTCAGTGAGTGCCCCAGATATCATTCAATGAGATTGTGCAAGCGCTCTCATCCCAGAGCCGTTAGAGGCTCATGGCTTGCAAGAGCGGCCTCTAAAGTTGCGGATGGTTGAATATCTCTGAAATTGGTGGAGCGTAAGGGATTCGAACCCTTTCTTCAACCGTGCAAGGATCATGTGCTACCATTATCACTAACGCCCCATAAAATGGTACCCGAGGACGGGATCGAACCGCCGGCCTTATCCGTGTAAAGGATCTGCTACTACCGCTGAGCTACTCGGGCAACTTACTTACTCTGAAACTTTTTGTTCTTTGCGAGCATTCTTTTCTGCTGTAATCTCGTTACGACGAGATTTTGCAAGTACAATAATATCTTGCAAACGCTTGCGTGCATTTGTACTTGCAGATAATTTACCGTTGTTGAACTTTTCGTCTTCAACAGCAAATGCTTCTAATAATTCTTTTAATTGTTCGTATGTTGTCATATTCTATATATTAGATTATTAATTTACTTTATCAACTTAAAATTTGGTTGCAGGCCGGGATTCGCACCACGCTCTCCAGCTTATGAGACTGGAATGGTCACTAGACCACCTACCCGCAATTTAAAAATGGCACACGAGCTTGGGATCGAACCAAGTTCAATAGGGTAACAACCTACCGGCCCAACCGTGGTGCCTTCTCGTGTATCTATGAATCTATTATAATGTATTTCCTATAATGTTCAACTTAAAAATTGGTACTCCTGATAGGACTTGCACCTACACTGAATGCGCCCTTAACGCATTGCCTCTACTATTGGGCTACAGGAGCATTTGAAATTGGTCCTTCTGGCAGGAATTGAACCTGCGTCTGAACCTTATCAAGATTCTGCTAAAACCACTCAGCTACAGAAGGTTTGAAATTGGAAGCGGACCAGTGAATCGAACACTGCTTGCAGGCTTATGAGGCGAGCTAGACCACCAGGCCTTTTTTCCATCCGCATCTTGAAATTGTTTGTTAGCTGCCTACGCTTTATTTCATTATAGGCATAAATACTTATATGAACTGTTTAAATTGTGAAACTGAATTAAAAATTGGGCAAAAGAAATTTTGCGGTCTTTCTTGTGCTGCAAAACATCGCAATAAAAATCAAAATTGGGATGAAGTGTGGACTGAAGAAAAACGAAAAGCTGCTGCTGAAAAAACAAAAGCTAATAAAAAAGGATTTTTAGCTAATCCAAAACTTTTTGGAGCAAAGGGTGGCAAAAGGAACTTAAACACTACTAGAGAGCTTATAAGAATTGAACTTGTGTGCCATCAATGCTCAAACAAATTCAGCGTTTTTCCATACCAAAAGTCACGTAAATACTGCTCACGTACTTGTTCAAATCTTAACAACTATCACCCCAACTCTACTAAAGTTCATCGCAAGATTTACAAAAATATTCAATTTGATTCTGGTGCAGAAGTAGCCTTCGCTAAACTGTTAGATGAGCATAAAATTGAATGGCTCAAAAACAAATCTATTTTCTTTACATTTACATCCTACGATGGTAAAGCCTGTAAATACTACCCAGATTTTTTTCTCCCTAAGTACAACTGGTGGGTTGAAATTAAAGGCAAACGCTTCGTTAGAATTGACGATGATTTAAGGTTAGCTGCTGTTGGTAACATTGAAAGAATGTATTCAACACAGTTAAAATTACCTGCGCCATATTTGGCAGAGCTAACGGGAATTGAACCCGTGTCTTCGATTCGACAGACCGACGTAATAACCACTATACCATAGCTCTATTTGAAATTGGCAACCCAGGACGGTTATGCTCCGTCGTCTTTACGTTGAAAGCGTAGCGATTTACTATTAATCTACAGGGTCATTTGAAAACTATCTTATTGAGAATCGTGTTTTAAACTTATCTATGTCTTCTTGATTCTGAAACCAAAACATATACTTATATCCACCACCTAAATACGACCAGTTTGGATTGCTCTTCAACTGTTGTTCAATTGTAAAGAACATATTATTTGGAATAATTGGATATTCGCATGTATTGACATACTCATTAAACTCTTTCCAATACTCTCTGGTTGAATCATTGATTATATCCGGGCGCCCTATGTCTAGAGCTATATATTCTGTAATATCTGGTATTTCTTCTGGTATCATAATTATTTTGAAATTCTTTTGATGTATTTGATGTTTGGGTGAAACCAAGTACAGGCATTTACCATGCACTGACCTTCACCATTATAGTGCTGTTTCTTTGTCGCTCCGCAGTCACATTTAACATTTGATGGAATTGTTTTCATTTGAAATTGGCACCCTCACCCGGCGCTGCCCCGGGTACTTCGCAGTGAAAGTGCGATGTTATAACTGATCGTTAACTACAAGGGCTACTAAAGTTTTGTTTTCTTCTATATTTACCAGCACAAATTCTACTACAAAATTTTGTTGTAGTTTTTGCTACTTTATCGGTACTAAAATTGGATCTACAATTATCGCAAATATAATTATATTTTGGTTTATATGAATCATATAAAGTTAATATTTTTGCTTTGTCTTTTATTCCGTATTTTTCATTTATCCATTTAAATTGTTCTTGTAAATCCTGCTTATATAATACTTTTATAGTATATCCTAGTTCCCTAGCTAAGGCAACTTTTTTATCAACTAAAGGTGTATGATAGCCTTTAATTTCTATTATTGTGTTGTTTTCTATTAAAAAGTCGGGGAAGTATTTTAACTCTTCATTTTTAATATAACCGTCAAATCTTTGAAATGGTAAATTTTTATCAATTCTATAAATCACCCATGCAAGCTCATAAGTTGAACCACAGAATATTCCTTTATAATAACCAGACTTAGATCTTCCTGAACCTTGCCTATATCCACCCATTCCGTGTTGTTTAGCATTTTTAGAAAGATATTCATTAGAACATTGTTTACTGCATACTTTTTGATTTTTTCTAGATGATCTTAAAATCATTTCACATTTACAAATTAAACATTTTTTTGTAAAAAATCCTTTATGTCTTGATTTATTTTCAAGTTGCACAGCTATACTTTGCTTTGCTGCAATTGATTTTTTATTTTTATCTTCTTCTGTCCATATTCTAGAATTTGCACAAGATCTGCTACAAAAATTACCATTATTATTGTGTTCTATATTACATTTTTTGCAATACTTCATGCATATATTTATTCGAACTCACTAATTTTGTTTGATTAAATTACTCCTTTATTATATCGTATTTCCTTAATTTGGTTGCTCCCGTGGGTATTGCCCCCACTTAGCACCGCTTATGAAGCGGTCCGAGATCCTTACCTCCCGAGAGCATTTTGAAAATTGGTAGCCCATGAGGGTAATGCTCCCCCTTATTCTGCTTCAAAGGCAGCTACATTACTTTTATGTTAATGGGCAATCTAAATGTTGTGGTTTATGTTGGTAGCTCCCCAGAGATTCGAACTCTGACTAGAAGGACCAAAACCTTCTGTGCTAGCCGTTACACCAAAGAGCTATTGAAATTGTTGGAAGCTAGCTGGAAAGCGTTCGTTTAGCTTTCTTGCACAAGTAACACTTCTCCGCAGAGCGTCCACCTCAGCTAATACTTCCTTAAATGGAGGCCTATGAGTGATTTGCGCACTCCTCTTCCGACTACAAAACGGATACGTCGCTGTCTACGCTTATGGGCCATTTACTTGAATTATAACGAATGAATCAATGATTTCAACTGCATCTTTGTCATCAGGATGTGCTGTATAGAATTTACCTGTTGTATAGAATTTACCTGTTGTAGAAGAAAGCATTCTAAAATCTTGATAAATGTATTTGAGTCCAATTTCTTCTTCATTAAGAACTTTGAATTCTTTTGTACCTCCATCGAGATACGATCCTTTATATTTGAGAATTGCTTTTTTTGGATATGGATAGTTCATTTTTAAATTTGGTGCTTCAGGTGGTAGTTGCAACCACACGAATATTCTGGTTAAGAGCCAGCTGCCCGTCTACTGTAGCTTCTGAAGCATGTTGAAATTGGCATCCGGCGTCAGAATTGAACTGACCCACGAGAATTTGGAGTTCTCATCGCCTAGCCTTGGAACATGGCCGGATATATGGTACCCTATGGAGGAATTAAACCCACCACCTCTCAGTTCGTAGCCGAGTGTTCTGTCCGTTATACTAATAGGGCATTTGAAATTGGTACCGTGGGAGAGATTCGAACCCTCAAGGATCACTCGTTCTAAGCGAGGGAGTTCTGCCAATTTCCTCTTATCCACCACGGCATTTAAAATTAATTACAAGTCATCGATTACCCACGACGATTAGGCTTTATTTCTTAAACAGGCTGATGGCTTTCAGCTTCAATAAAGACATACTTGTAAAATTGGTAGCTCTGGAGGGAATTGCACCCTCAAGGATCATCGGTTTTAAGCCGAGCCATTCTGCTGTTTCTGGTTATCCACAGAGCCATTTGGTAGCCTCGGAGGGAGTTGCACCCTCAAGGATCATCGCTTTTGAGGCGAGCCGTTCTGCTGGTTTCCGGTTATCCACAAGGCCATTTGAAATTGGTGCAGGCGATGGGACTCGAACCCACATAGTGATTACTCACACGGATTAAAAGTCCGTTGGTCAACCAATTGACCCACACCTGCATTGAAATTGGTACTCCAGGTAGGACTTGCACCTACAACCTATCGCTAATCGGGCGACCGCTCTTCTGATTGAGCTACTGGATCATTTGAAATTTGGTTTTTCCATTCTTCTTGCGATTCAATTAATATTGCTGTTTTGAGCTTTATTTCTGTCTTTCCACTCAATGATTTAGAGTCTGTATAATCTAATACCTTACTCCACTTTTCAAGCAAATGTTTTGCACGTTCTTGTGTTATCATAAATTGGCTCCCCCTCGACGTTACGATCGTCGCTGTACCTTATAAGGGCCTCCTGGTTAACAGCCAAGCGCTCTACCACTGAGCTAAGGGGGATTTTGAAATTGGTCGGGTGAGTGGGTAACGCTCCCACATTTACTCAGCTCCAAACCGAGTTCGTTTACTTGTCCAGACACCACCCGAATTAAAAATGGCGGATCCAGTAGGATTTGAACCTACGCAGCCTTTTTAGGGGCTGGCAACTCTTTAGCAAAGAGACACATTACCAGACTCTGTCATGGATCCTTGAATTGGTGCGCCATGTGAGAATCTAACTCACACTCCCGGATTGGAAGACCGGCGTGCTGACATAACACTTATGACGCTTTTGAAAATTTGCGAGATGATCGCGAGGTTTTATCCGAAACGCCACATCATCAGTCTTTCGGCCGCACACCAGCATTTCTGCTTCGCAAAATTGGTCGCCCATGCAGGACTTGCACCTGCGAATACTTGTTCCCAAAACAAGTGCGATAACTACTCCGCCAATGGACGTTTGAAATTGTTAAGGCAGATGAGTTTTTTCCACTATCTGTGCACAGATACTCAATATTGGCACCCATTTCTCATCATAATTGGCTATTGATCAGCCGCCTTAAATTGGTGCAGCGTTTTCATTCAGGTGTCTGCGATCTGAGAGGACTTGAGTTTAACCTGCGGTCCTTAGACGCAGTTAAATTGGAGCGTTATATGGGATTCGAACCCATTCGATAACCTTGGCAAGGTCATATGCAGCCATCACATCCATAACGCATAAAATATTTGATAAGCTAGTCACTACTCTAGCTAGAAGCTGCAGGTACTGTTACGTTCTGCGCCATGGTTGTGAAACCATTACTTGCGTCACACCGCTTTAACTCTTCGGTCAACAGAACACTACTCACAAGTAACTTTTACGTGATTGTTCTTGCTTTCTTGCCCTATTATTTTCCTGCGTGTCCATCCACGCCGTTATCAAAAATGGAGGAAGAAGTGAGATTCGAACTCACGGAGGTTTTTAGGCCTCAACGCATTTCAAGTGCGCCGCCTTCAGCCAGACTCAGCCATTCTTCCATAAACTATTCCGTGATTATCGGGCTCACGGAAAAAGAAGCCATACCATTACCATGAGGTAATAGGTGCTACCCTTTTCGATACTAGCGGTATAACTAGTCTGTTCTTGTTGGTTAGCGTTTTAAGAACAACACAGCGCGTTGCTCCCAACTTGAAACTGGTGGGCCCTAGTGGTAACGCACCACATGCCAACTTCCCATCTTATTAATGGCAACGGATTTACAGTCCATCGACGGGGTCAGGTCCCTTAAACTGGCCCACCAACTTGGTTATGCTCCAAGCTCTAGCGGGTTTCAACCGCTCGCTTTCTCTAGATTAGCTTTTGGTGGTAGTATTTGAAAAATATAGTTTTTAGTGGCTACACCAGGAAACTTCACGCGACATGCGTTACAAACCTTTATGCTTAATTTATTTATATTTGTGAAAGAACTTTTGCTTTTTAACATCTATACCTGCTTTTCGCCTGTATAGACCTGTTTGAATAATTTTCCTAATTTGGAGAATCTGCTTACCAGCAAACTTCATTGAGTCTAACTTGTCATACCAAACATTGCGCCTAACAAGCGCTGAAATCTTTTGCATTATAAAACCTTGAAGGTCTTTTATCAACTGTATTTCTTTTTCTGACAAAAAATGTTTTTGTGATATCCATTGTTTATAATTTGCATATTCTTCATCAAAATTAATTTTTAAAGATTTAATGCGTATATCATCAATGTCTTTTGCTTGTTGTGAAATCCACTCACATTTTATTGCTGTATGCAATTCATTGTGACAATTGCGACACACAGGAAGCAAGTCAGTTATTTTTACATCTACAATGTTTCTATATACCATGTGATGCACATCAGTTGCAGGTCTACCACAACACTGACAGTTGGGTGAACTACCAAGTATGGTATTTCTTAAATTTTTCCATTCAGGAGAATCAAGATACTCTTCTCTATATTCTTTTTGTGTATATTTTACTTTGTGTTTCATAGTTTATTGCGAGCATATTTGTGCTCCTGTTTCGCAGATTAGGTGATTGTAGCTCACTTTTTGCTTTTTCCGCCAACTCACTATCTTGGTTGACTACTGTTATGTTTTTGAAATTTTCTCTACTTGGTAGAGCTTATTATTGCTCTTTACTATGGCTTCAATCTATCTTGTTTCAACTTCTTTTTCCTACAATTATTTAAAATAGGAATTTCGTTGCAAGACGCATCTGAGCCAAGCGCAGCCTTGCGGGAGCAAACTATGCTCCCCGCGAATATCTATGGCTGCGAATAACGTGTTCATAACTAATGTACAACCTATTTAGGCTTGCACTATTTGTTTTTCCACAACTTTGTAGAAAAACTATGCATTTTTCCACTCATCGCCTTCTCCAAAATCCTCATCTTCATCATCAAATGAAAAATCATAATCCTGTTCAGGCTCTTCATTTTTTTGCTGCTCATCTCTATCATGCTGTCTTTCAGCATCAATTACAATGCCATCAATGATGCGTTTGCCTTCACCAGAGTTGGAAAGAACTATTTTAATTTGTTCTGCAGGTTTTTGCAGCAACATTCTGTAAATGATGGGAAACAATTTGATCTTGTTGTTGGGAATGGTGGACATGAGCTTCTTGAATACAGCTGGTCCGGTCATGAGTTGCATGAATTCATCTTCCAGTGTTTCACTGCCATGTGTTCCAGGTGATATGTCTTGACCAAGATAGTCAAACAAACCTTTGACAATTTCGTGCACCAACACAGGGAAAATCAATCCTCTGATTTTTACATCTTCGCCATTTACCTCTTCACTTCCCAATCCCTCAGCAGTTTTGAGAATGTTTCCAGTCATATATGGGGTTCCATAATACAACACATGAACAATGGACATGATGAGACCATATTTTTCCGGCAATGTTGGGTCAATGTGGGAAAGTTTTTCTGAAGCGAGTTGGAACAAAAAGCTCTTGTGAAGGGCATTGCCCTGTGTTACAAAGTTGTGAAATGCTCTCTTGAGCTTTCTTTCTGGGTCTTGTGCCAACTCTAATGCTAGTTCTTCCACAAGCTCTTCTTGTTGCTCCTCTATTTTTTGTTCCAAGTCATCTTCTGTAATGGAATTTTGCAATTCAGCTGCCCCAAGAGCAACATCAAGCTTAATGTGTCCTTCCTCAATCAGCTCTTTGAACAAGGAAAATTCAGGCAACTCAAGCACCACATCTTTGGCCATTTGTTCCAACTCCTGCTTGTGTGCCTGCTCAATTGCCATCACTTGCTGCAATGTGCTGATGATGATGCCATTGAATGCATACATGTTTGGAAATCTTCTGTAAACCTGCTCAAGCGGAATGTTGAGATAAGTTGCAAGTTTCTTTACGCATGTTGCATATGACTCACTTGTAAGAATTTCAATGGTTCTTGAATCCTCTTGTGTGGATGTTGGCAAAATCTGTTCAATATCATGTGGCTCTGGTGGAGATGATACCAAATTCTTTTTGGATGCATCAAAGTACTTGTCTGTTACACCATCACCAAATTTTAAAGCTTCTAATACTAAATTAACAGCATTCATAATTATAGTACCTTTCCGTTTTTGTGTTTGCGCTTGGCATGAATTTTAACATCACGATTTGCAATGGAATCATCTGGAGTTTCTTCATCTTCAAAAAAATCAGCATTGTTCATTGCAGCTTTTGGCTTGGGTGCTACTTGTGGCTTGGCTGGCAACCAAGGTCTGCTGGGACGCACTGGTTGACTTGGTGTGGGTGTGCGCGTTGGTGTTGGTGTGCGCGTTGGTGCTGGTTTGGTGGGTGCAGGCAATGTTACAGGCATCTCATTAAACAGCTTGCCGTACAAGTGATCAAAATTTTGCATAACGTTATTTATGCTTTGCATCGCTTTTTTACAAAAAAAATGGGAGCCATTGCTGGCTCCCAAATTGGTGGAGGCGAGGGGAGTCGAACCCCTGTCCAGATTCAATTACGCAATTGAGTCTACATGCTTAGATGCATTTGCAATTTCATTGGCCAAGGGCTTGCATGGCGCATCAACCTGTGTTTTAGAGCCTGCCCACTTCAGTCAAGAGTCTGAAGTCACCCCAATGATTATTTTACGAGCATACATTGTTCAGCTCTACTCACTGTTTACCTCAATGCTTTTAATGAGATCCAGCATTGTTTTTGCTTAGGCAAAAAGAGTTTCTTCAACTTCTTCAACGATGAACTCGTCTGCGTTGTTGAAGATGTACTCTGCTTGTGCTAAGAGGGCATTGACTTCGTTGTCTTCTGCATTTGTGTTTTTGACTTGCTTTTTAGGTGGCCAGCTAGTCTACCACCGCATGCATCAATGGTTTCACTGTTCTGTCGAAACCAGTGCGCCCCCAAAGTTATTTGACACTAATGAACACTGGTTGCTTTTCTTGTGCTTTAATTTTGTTGATGTGAATTGCAAGCACTCCATTAACAAATGTTGCTTCAATGTTTTGTGCATCATACACCTTGTCATCAATGGCAAAGCTTCTGCTGAAGTTGCTGCGCTTAATTTCACGGCGAATGTACTTGACATCAGCACAAGGCTCTTTGTCATTTCTGCTGCCCTGAATGGTTAGTACACCCTGCTCAAACTTGATTTTAATGTCTTGTTTGTTGAAATGCGGCACTTCAGCAATGATTTGAATTTTGTCATTTAAATCAATGATGTCAATGCGAGGATACATTTCTTTGGAGATGTTGTGAATGAAAGCATGATCCTCAAATGCATTGTTCCACAGGTTGTTGAATACTGACTCTAATGATGCAAAAGCATCATTGCGGAGCAGCGCCGGACTATTAGTTAGGTTTAGTAGTTTCATGTTTTTAACTGAGCCACAATGTGATGTGCACTCATTATAATTTATATATGCAAACAAAAAATCAACAAAATAATAAATAAACAAAATGAAAAATAGTGACTTGCAGAATTTAAATGAATGTTACATTAATATTGTAAATGAGAAAAAAGAACATTCAAATGATGAATTTGAGGAATTTGCAGGTGCACGATTGCAAGGTGCTGAAAAAATAGTCAAGAATGCCAAGCAAAAGGGTGGAGCAGCAATGTTAACATATCATCACTTCAATGTAAAATTGCCGCATTATAAAAAAGCTGAGCAGGGCAAGTTTGATGCAGAAGCAGCCAAAAAGCAATTGAAGCAATTGACTCAGCAATTGAATGATGCTGTGGATGGCAAAGTTGAAATGCAGCAGATTGAATTTCAAAAAAATGTTGGCCTCATTGAAGTTTTGGGTGAGTTGTTAATTAAAATGCAATCAATATAAATTGTATAAATACTAATATGTTTGATGCATTCAATACAACATTTTTTAATCTCTACGAAGCTTATGCACCTGGCATTGTTGCACAACTCAAAGACAAATTTAAAGCTGAAAATGCACATCTCACAGATGAAGTAATTGAGTGGTATCTCAATCGCTTTCAGCAACTGAAAGATTCACCATTGATCAGAAACTATGCAAAGCGTATTTTTGATATAGAGCACCCAACAGATGTTTTCAATTACACTTGGGAGCAGCTGGAGGGCACTGTTGATCAAGCAGCATCACCAGCGGATCGTCCCAAAGCAGGTAACGCAGCTGCATCAGCAGAAGCCAAGTTGATTTACAATCAAAATGGATTAAGAATATATGATGCACCATCAGCAGAAGCATGCATCCAGCTAGGTCATGAGGAATTTGGTAGATCCTATACATTTTGCATAGCAAGACAGAATGGCAG